CTATAACTATTAGTTGGACAGCAAATCCAGTAATAAACCCAGTATTACAATATAATATTGCTTCGAAAACCATTTTTTATGACAATATAAAAACTTTTGTTATAGAGCATCCGCTGTATACCAATAAATATCTTGTCCATGCGTGTTTGGAAGGACCGGAAGCCGGTGTATATTATCGTGGCAATGCGACTATTCTATCAGACACAAAATCAGTAGAGATTTATTTGGCCAATTATGTTCAGCATTTGGCGAATGAGTTTACCATTCACGTGACACCCATATTAACCGGAGATGATAGTGTACTCTATTTTCCTGTATTAATAGCCACTCCTGTTATTGAAGGAAAATTTACGGTTTATAGTAATATAGTGCCGTGTGAATTTAATTATATTGTTTTTGGAAAACGGCTTTCGATAGACGTAGAACCTGATAAATGTACTACGCTGGTTAAGGGGGATGGGCCTTATAAATACTTTTAAAAAAAAGGGGTAAACCAGCTTTTAAGAAAAGCTTGGCAAAAAGGGGTTGAAACCCCACTTTTTTCTTAAAAGAAGTATAAGTATAGTATATAGGTAATGAAAACTTTATTTCACCGTGTAGATAGTGCGAAAATGATGGTCAATGGAAAACTTGTAACCGATGCGATGATGGACACTCATTATGAAGGCGATAAAAATAAATTAACGATTGATACGTATAATAAAGGTGAACGTGACCACATTGAATTAGATAATAAGGATATTATGAAGATTCTTTCTCAACCTGCGAGCGCAATGTCACTGGAAAAACGATTGATAAAGGATTTTGCTATTAAGACAAAGACTAGTAAAAGAAAGATACATCATAATAAAAGAAGGACAAACAATAAACGAAAGGGAGGGAAGAAAAGCCGTAGAAAAAGTAGAAAATAAAAAGTAGAAAATAATAAAACAATAATAAACCAATAAATATTAAATATTACTATTATTTAATATTTAATTGACAACAAACTATAATGGTATTATCTATTTTAGTAAATGCGGCATTAGACGTTACATTTGGTGTTGGCTGGTGGGTGGTTAAAAAAGTGGGTGGTAGTATTTATGATTTAGGCAGTAATTTATTTTTCGAATCGGCGGTTCGACCTTCGCTTTCGCATATTGTAGATTTAAAAGACAGTGAAAAAGAAAAGGCTGATGAACATTTACGAATGGTGAAATTAATTGAATTGTTAGAGCATGATTTAGTAGAGATAAAACATAATCAAGAGGTAATTATACATAGGTTGGATGATGACGAAGATGAAGATGAAGTTATATTTGACAAAGATAAAATTGAATATAGTATATAAAATTAATATTTACAATAACAACTATAAAAATGTCTACAACAACTCTAGAGAAAAAGAATCCGCATCCTAGAGATTTGAATATTACATTCGAACCGGTGGCGCATAAATATACAATACATGATGCAGGAGTAAATGCGGGAGTATATGCGGCAACATACAATGTCGCAGTGCCATATATTTCCGTGACGACATGGCTCAACAGCCATTTTGCGCATTTTGATGCGGACGCAATAATTACACGAATGATGGCTTCTAAAAAATGGCCGTCGTCACAGTATTACGGCAAGACGCGTGAAGAAATAAAAATGGGCTGGGAAACGTCACGGGATGAGGCGGCCGCCGCGGGAACAGCCTTACATTATGAGATTGAATTGTTTTACAATGGGGGCGCTGCCCCGCGCCCGGTCGATAGTTTTGCGGAGAAATCAGAATCCGGGTTAGTGCCCCCGACCGCAAGCGGAATTGCTCATTTTATGAATTATATAAAAACACACGCTGCTCATTTCGTGCCGTATCGAACTGAATGGATGGTTTATGATGAAGAAGTCCGGATTGCCGGTTCAATTGATATGGTTTATTTAGATCCTGCGGCTGCTGATGACGGTACAGTGATGATTTATGATTGGAAACGGACTAAAGAAATTAAAAAGACAGATGGGTTTGATAAGTATTCTACTACAGAATGTATTAATCATTTACCAGATACAAATTTCTGGCATTATGCGCTGCAGTTGAATATCTATAAAGCCATTATTGAAAGAAATTATGGTAAGAAGGTGACTACGATGATGTTGGTATGTCTACATCCGAATAATAAAAATGGCGATTATTTATTATTTAAAGTACCGGATTTACAAACGGAGATTCGCGATTTGTTTGAATTGCGGAAAAAACAAATTTCATTTCAGTAATGACTTAAATATAAGGTACGTTATTAATATAATAAAAATACAACAACAGAATATGGCTATTAATAATCACAGTGGTATTTTTCAGTATATATCTCCTTTCTATCATACGTCTAATTATATAGTAGATGATTTATTTGTTATTTTTTTGTCTGTTTTTGGTGGGTTTTTTTTGGCTTTTTCATTTGTTGCGCATTTGGTGAAGTATGCGGAGGGTGAGGGCGAGGGCGAGAGCGAGAGCGATTCGGATGATAGTGCTTTGGATAATGCGATTGAATATAAATACTATGAAGAGTTGAATGCTTTGGAAGTTAGAGAAATGGCCAAAGAAGAATTGGATGCTCTACAATTTAAATTTGTAGATATCGAGACACCAGATGGACTCGTTAAAATGACCTATAATAATTCAACCGGTTCTTTTTGGTATTATACAGATAATAAAAATGTTCATTATAAATATCTGGATGCGGTGGCACGTTATTTCACTATAGAAAATAATTGTAGACAGATTTGTGTAAATTATAAAGATGAAATTAATAAAGGAATAATTACTGCGAAAGAGAAGATGGCTGACGAGGAGAAGCGACGCGAAGACATTAAAAATCTGATTAATCAGCCAACTACGGAAAAGAAATCTGTTTTTGCCAAGTTTAAGAATTATAAGTTAGATGATAATAAACAACAAAAACTGTTTGTTTTAACGGACAAGGCAAACCAATTTAAATTTGCCGGCAGTATGAATGATTACTTGGAGAGTCGTAAGGAAAAAATAGATTGTGTTTCTAAAATGGATTATGCTACCTTTAAAAAATTATTGGAAAATAAAAATCATAATTCAGAAATTAGTAAATTGTGAAATTGTGAAATTGTGAAATTAGTATTTTGTCTATTATAAATTTATAATATACAAAATATAAAACCTATTGATTATATAGTGATGGATGATGATAAAAATAAATTAGTTGTAGTTCATGCTATTTCTAGAACATTAAGTTCGCTCTTGGATGGTGTGGCCAATTCTTCGATGAAATGTATGACTTATCCTGGCTGTATTCAATCGGGTGGCGTTGGTGGAATTACTGATGTTGGTACATTAGGTGCTAACGCTTTTTACTATATTGAAAAAACAATTGTCGTAATAGTTAAAATAATAGGTGTTTTTTCTGATACCATTGCACCTGTTTTGGAAGAGGCTATATTTGGCGATTTAGCAAATAAACCATGGAGTGAAGTAGCACCTATAATCACTAGAATAATTAATGAGAAAAAAGATTATTTGAATGAAATGTCGCAAAATCCTGAAATACAAGAAGCCTTGAAGGAGTGGGCTGAAGCTTATGCTACAATAAGTATTCAAACCATGGAAGCTGTCAGACCCTCACTTAATTTAATGATTGATGAAGCATTGGAAACATTGTCTGAATCAGGATCGAAAGCGGCCACCGGTGTTGTTAATTTAGGTTTAAATGTGGCGAGCGCTGCGGTTGCTGAGGTACCGGTGGCTGGTGGTATTATAGATATGGTGATGGCTATAATTAGAGGTGTTAACCAAGCATTGATTGCTGCTGCGCCGATTATTCAATTCGGTACCGAATCTATCGGCACTGGGCTGCAAACGAGCAATCGACTGTTGGATGTCATTCAAACGGGCAAACAACGTGTGGAAGCAGCTTCACAAACATTACAGGCACTGAAAGATAAATTTACAAATGTGGGAGCTATCGGTACCAACGCACGGGAAACGTTTCAAAATATGGGAAAACAATTTGGTCAAAATGTTATACAAAGTGCTGTACAAACGCCTTTGTATCCACCGACACAATTTGCACCAGCACAATTTGCACCAGCACAAATGCCTATGACATCGACAACAGTTGGTGGAGGTGGTGCTAGAAAACAACTTAAAAAAAAAATTAATAAAACTACACAGCGAATCAAAAACACATTATCTAAATTTAATTCTTTCAACTATAAAAAAAGAAAAACGAGAAGACGGTTAAAATAGTAATATTTTTTTATTTTATTTTATTTTATTTCATTTAATTTTTTGTTCTCTTCTGATTTCCATTTGAGAAATCCAATACTATTTTCCAAACTAAAAGATGTTTCTAAATGCTCGGTAGCTATTTTTAATACTTTCTTTTCTATTGGTGTTAGCTGTTTTACGTATGCTTCTACTTCTGCTGACGCTTGCTGTACTGCTTGCGCTTGCTTTTTATCCATTTAAAATTTAAGTATCTATATATTTAAATTTTAATAATCAATTTTATATTCATAAACTCGTTATAAAACATACCAATTTGTTGGTCATTTTAACTTCTGAATTATTCATCATTTTAGTTATAGCCGTATCTATTTTATAGTTGTTATTTATTAAAAAATTAAATAATTCAGGTATATCATCAGGTGTCATCAATTCGCAATTATTATGAACTTTAAAGAGAGCATATACACAATTTGGTACTGGACAACATGATGTTGATTGTGTAAATGGCGACAATAGTGGCATGTCTATTTTTTTAACAATAGTAGATAATTCTTTTGGTTTATTATTAATTGTTAATATATTTTTATAACATTCATTATTACAATCATAATAAGGTTGAGAACTTATAGTATATGTGTGAGTTGTCATTTTATAGTTTTTATACTATACTATAATATATAATATTTATTATTTTATATTATTATTATTATTATTATTATACTATAAAATTGAAACACTTTTATATAATATTTAAATACTTACATTAAACCCTTTAATTATTATTACTAATGGCTGACATTGTTGCTATAAGTATATATCGTTATAAATTCAGTAATGATATTATGGATATTATTACTGAATTTTCAAAAGTTCATCAATTTGATGATAGAAAAATATATAAAGAATCATGGGAGATATGGCTCGAAGACAATAATGATGTTATTGAAGAAGAAATTTCTCGGTTACAGCGATTGGGCTATGAGGGAGATATTGTAGACAAAATGTTTAAAGCAGGACGGTATTATTTTAGAAAAAAGAATTTAATTTCAAATGAGAAAAAGCAAAATAAACAACAAATACGCCGTAGTTATATTATTATGGAGCATAATGTTTTAGATGCTATGGATGCGCATATTAATTCATCTATGAAAAATAATGATTTTAGTCCAGCATCTGGATATATTAATTTCTGTACATCGCATATTAGTTTACTACAAAATGAGATTGGACGATTATGTTCCGAAACAACTATAAATTCTAATGATTTGGCTGATAAAATAAAAAAAACATATAAAAATAGATATTTTATTATTACCCAACAACCTTTGAAAAAGGTTGCGCCAAATCAACCTTTGAAAAAGGTTGTACCAAATCAACCTTTGAAAAAGGTTGTACCAAATCAACCTTTGAAAAAGGTTGCACCAAATCAACCTTTAAAAAAGGTGTGTCAAAACAACCTTTGAAAAAGGTTGCGCCAAATCAACCTTTGAAAAAGGTTGCGCCAAATCAACCTTTGAAAAAGGTTGCGCCAAATCAACCTTTAAAAAAGGTGTGTCAAATCAACGCTCATGCAGGTTCAAGCAAAGCAGTCAAGATTCATTGAGGCAAAATTACATCTTATAATTCATTTTTTTTCTATATGTGTTAATAAGTTTTTATTTTTATTTTAAAAATGTTTTGATTTTATAAGAGTCATATGAATAATAAAAATATGAAAAGTAAAAGTAAAAGTAAATTAATTAGTCAAGGATCATTTGGGTGTATCTACTATCCTGCTATAAATTGTAAAGGAAAAACGAATGATGATGATAATAAAAAATTTGCGACAAAAATACAAAAAACTTCATTCAATTCTTTAAATGAAATTAATATTGGTAAAATGATTATGAAAATTCCAAATTATCATTTTTATTTTGTACCTGTTATTAAAAGTTGTCCAATTAAGTTGAAAGCTATTCACGATAATGAACAAATGTTTTCAAAATGTAATATTATACATGAAAAAAATCAGGATGGCGATGCTAAGGATGGCGATGCTAAGGATGGCGATGGCGATGCTAATGGTTATGGCAGCGACGGTTATGTTCTTTTGACAATGCCTTTTATTTCAAATATACCATTTGGCAAGGGTACGGGCAAGGGTACGGACGTTATCGTATATATAATAGATACTTATAGAACTTTAGTAAACGCACTTGGATTATTAGTTGATAATAATATAGTTCATCTGGATTTAAAAAATGAAAACATATTGTATAATATTAAATTAAACATTACTCAACTTATTGATTTTGGATTATCCATTCCAATAGATAATTTAACCAGTGATAATCTAATCGATTATTTTTATATTTATAGTCCTGATTATTATGTATGGCCAGTTGAAGTTCATGTTATAAATTTTTTAATTCATCGTGTAAATACCGCGGATTATGTTTTAACGTCAGAGCATATTATTACAATAACGAATGATGT